CTGAATTAACAGTCACGTTTTCCAAAGGAGGTATGATGGCTCTGAATTCTAGGATCCGTCGCAGGTCCGAACGTTTCGGGCCTGCGAGGACCGGTACCCGGCGTTACCGCCGGGATCGCCTAACGGGCGCATGGCGTCTGACTTCAGACGGCCGTGGCCCGTACAGCGGGTTCAGAGGGACTCAGATAACTGAGTCCGAAGGTCACCAATGGCCACCCCCTCGAGGGGCGTTCAAAGGTGATATTGGTGGACCATTCTCTACAGTTCGACAATATGCGCCCTTCAGCAATGAAGGAGTGCATTTCGAAGAACTGAGGAGTTTCAGTTCGGGCGCGGATGATCTGCAACGTGATGTTTCAGAACATGCGCGTATCCCGGTGACGATCACGAATAGCAGCTGGCCTGCATCGCTTCAATCCTCGGATGAGGACTTAGAAGCCATGGGCGCTACTGCTGTTGCGCGTACGTCACCCACCAATGCAGCGTCTAATTTGCTGACTGCCATAGGTGAGATTGTGAAGGACGGCTTGCCGTTCTCCTCATCTCACCGGAATTGGCAGGAGCGTGCTTCGATCGCGCGTAGTGCGGGATCGGAGTATCTCAATCAGCAGTTCGGATGGATGCCCCTCGTGAACGATGTTCTGCAGTTCGCAGACGCCGTTCGTAATGCTGAGACAATTATGTCTCAGTATGAACGAGATATGGGCAAACTTGTCCGTAGACGCTACGAGTTCCCATCAGAGCGATCGGTTGACAATGAAGTCGACCTTGGTTTGGTTACTGGCCCCGCAGGGGTCAGTTCCTCACCAGGGTCGGCTGCTATTCTTCCGATCACGCCAGGGCGGTTGGTAAAGTCCGTTGAAAGACGGACGGATACCTGGTTCTCAGGTGCGTTTAGTTACGGAATCCCTCTCAACTCGACAAGTCGAGAGGGCTCCGCATCTCTGGCAGCGGAAGCCGATAAGTTGTTCGGCATATCGCTAACGCCAGACGTACTCTGGGAACTCGCTCCCTGGTCCTGGGTCGTCGACTGGTTCAGTAACGTTGGAGATGTTCTTGCGAATGTCTCTGACGCAATGAGCCAGGGCCTGGTTATGCAGTACGGATACATTATGGAACATACTACCCATAGTGTTACGTACTCGGTAAAGGGCCTCCTTCAAGGAGGTAAACCTATACCGCTCGCTCCTATTCGACTCGTAACAGAGTCGAAGAAACGAGTTAGGGCTAACCCCTTTGGATTTGGGGTAAGTTGGGACGGCTTGTCACCGCTCCAGCTCTCCATTCTTGCTGCGCTCGGTATTTCACGATCGTAGCTCGAGGCGGTTTTGCACTGCCTCATAACCATCAATCGCTCACCTTGAGTGAGCAGAAGGAGCAATGCCCATGTTCTCAGATCCACAATCCGTCACCATCTCTGGTACGCCGATTTCGCTGCCCCGTGTTTCAAACGGGGTTAACGATTCGAAATACTCGAGTGCTGATGGACTGGTGGACCTGTTGGCCTCCCACGCCTATGGGCGTAGGACCCGACGGGTTCTCCGGTTGGATCATTCGAAGATAGCCGCAGATGTTTTTATCCCCGACCAAAATCGGGAGGTGTCGATGTCGGTTTACACCGTATTCGATCTCCCGACGGTTGGGTATTCAAACACTGAGGCGAAGGCAGTCTACGATGGCTATAAAGCCTTCCTGGCTGCGTCTTCGGATGCTGCCATCACCAAGCTTCTTGGTGGTGAGAGCTAGGCAGGTAGAAGCGCTGACCTTAGTAGTCCTGTTTGTTATTGCAGGATTCCTTTGGTCGTTGGTTTTCTTTAGCAACCCTAACAAGGCTTGCTCTAGAAACCTAAGCGTACTCTACTTCCCGAGATCCTGTGTCAAGGTTGAAAGGTCTGATGAAGACCTCCAGCCAGACACGACGGTGCCAAGCCTGCCGAGGGAGTTGTAACCCCTCGGCGGGCTGAAGCCCGTTGGATCGGAGACATTGGGCTAAGGAAAAGCTAACCTCTAACATCAGTTAGGAGGGCTTTTGAAAAGCCTAATGTTGCTCTGGAAAACGCTTGCGCAAGAATGCGCAAGCAGGTGCTACACTAGCGCCTCTCAGGATTATGAAACTATCCTGAGGCGGACCGAACACGAGGGGTTATCGTTTCTCACGATAACTCTACCCACCTTTGGGAAAGACTTCGAAAGAAGTCTGGACCTTGGGCGGGTTGGCGACAACCTCTTCCTTAGCTTTGCTAGGAAGGGTGGTCTCCCCAAATTGTTCTGGGGTTTCCTTCGCCGTGTGTTCGATCCGGCTAGTGGTGTGTTGCTGGATGCACCCGATGTTGAAGCGATCCAATCCATTCGTCAACTTACGTTGATGTTTGGTAAGATCGCTTTGCCGTGTACGTCCGAAAGGACGCAAGCGGCCTTCGATCAGTACATCCGGTGTGAGCAGGATGTCAGAGAGTCAGATCCCAATATCCCAGTCCAGAAATTGGACTGGTTTAAAAGGATTAGTACTCTCCTGTTTAGCGGGTTGTTTACCTCCGTAGATCGTGAGATCTACTACGGTAGACACATTCCTAAACATGGTCCAGGTGTAACCGCTGATGGACTTAGCGGGAATGCTAAGTTCGAGCAATTCACTTGGCCCAGACGTCTTGACGAGTATTTCCCCATTGGGGATATGCTCCTCCCAAATGCTCGGTACTATGAGCAGTTGGAAGACGTCGACATCCTCGAACCTGGCACCGAAATTCCTGTAAAGGTTATTTCGGTACCTAAGACGCAAAAGACGCCACGGATCATCGCGGTTGAACCAACTGCTATGCAGTATGCACAGCAGTCGGTACTCCGTGAAATCCGGATGGGTATCCCGAAGGCAAACTACCTTCGGACCATGATTGGAATAGATGACCAACGCCCTAACCAGGCGATGGCCAGAAAGGGCTCCAAAGATGGAACCCTGGCTACGCTCGATTTGAGTGAAGCCTCCGATCGCGTCTCTTGTCTGCATGTACGGCTCCTCCTTGCTAATCATCCTCACTTGCGTGAGGCAGTGATGGCGAGCCGGAGCCCGAAGGCAGACGTGCCTGGTCACGGTGTAATAACCTTGACCAAGTTCGCGTCTATGGGTTCAGCGCTCACTTTTCCGATTGAG